TAACATAAGCGCCCTTCGGAAGGGTCTCGAAGGTCTTGCGGCGTTTTGATTTGTCGTAGGTGGGTAACATTATTTGAACTCCTTTTCGTTAATGTATGCTTTTGCGTCTCTCAGTGAAAATTTTTCTATGATTTCTTCTCCATCTCTCAGCACAAAATAGCTTGTATGGTCCCACGTTCCGGAGCGGTTCGCGTGAGGAATGTGCCGTTTCCGACTTTCAATGGTGTAGATTGATTCCGGGTTTTCGTAAATGATTGTTGTTCCGTCAGAATTAACCCGGCGTGCTGTGCGGACCCATTTATCAGGCATTGTTTCCTCCCATCCCGTAATAAGCTCTAATTGCTGTATCAACCGCCTTCAGGTCGTTGGGGATCTCCAGATCAAACATTCCTTCCGGCGTCTTTGCGGTGCTCTGGCCGTTGGCCTGCGTGAAAAACTTGTGATCCTGACAATAAATCACGATGTCAAAGCAGCCTTCTACAGTAAGTTTTTCGTCAAGCATCTTGCCGATCGTCTTGACCTTCTCCCGGCCGTCCGTGTCCAGCTCCGAATGATGGAGAAAATACACGATCTTGTTATCGTCTTCCAGATCGTTGACGAAATGGATCAGGTCCCGGAACTTCTGCGCCATGCTTATAAACTTGTCATAGCCTTTTTCGTAAGTCCGATCGAAAAGCTCATTGACTAACAGATACTGTGAATCGTCAATCACGATCGTGTTGACCTTCGCCGTCTGGATCGCCCGGGTGATCCATGCATACTTTGCCGCGTTCAGCTGTGCCGCGTCCCTGGCTTCGCCCTTCGTGGGATCCTTCGGGACCTTAACGGTCTTGATCTCCGACTTGAACGGCAGCCGGCCCTTCTCGACGGAGATAACGCCGATCTCATCCGGAGCAAAGTTTTTAAGGCTGTAAGTCTTGCCGGAGCCGCTCCGGCCGATGATTAATACTGGTATTGCCATGCTGTTTTTCTCCCTTCTTAATCAGGATCCGGAACAACGCGCCGGTTGTCCTCGATGCATTTATCGCAGATCCATTCGTCATATAGCTTCAAAGCAACGTCATCTTGTATTGGTTCGCCGCAGATCGCGCACCGTGGGCGCTTCTGGAGCTTCTCGTACTGCTCCCGGTCGTACTGGTCAAAATCATGCGCGGGGTCATCCGTCAGAATCATCTTTCGATCCCTCCAGAGCTTCGGCGATGTCGTGCACGTCAATCGGATACTTGCCGGACGTGCTTGCGGTGTATTCCCACTTTTCGCCGTCATACTTTTTGGCGGTATACAAGAGCTCATTTGATAGCCGGATGGAAAAGCGGACGTAGTCGTCATTTGCGGTGATATGTATTGCATTTGCGCCACGATCCCGGACGATTTCCTGCAGCTTTGCGGCTACTTCTTTTATCCAGTGGACTTCATGTCCACCGATGCCTAATGTCATTTGCATTTGCCTCCAATCTGTCATGTGTGCTATCATGACTCATGTGATTTGGGAAAAGTGACAATCACTAAATCCCGGGTCCTCTTCGTTGAACGGCGGGTCATCAGCTTCTTCAGGGCATGGCCCGCTTTTTCGATGCCGTCAAGTATCCAGTGCGTTAAGGTTTCCTTATTGACGCTCAGGAAAAGCATCAACCACAGCAGACACGCGATTGACATGATCAGCGCAACCAGTGTGGTCTGCCAGTCCTTCGCCGTTACTGCTACGGCCATAGAGATACCGCACGCGCTCACCGCTTCGGCATTTACCGCCAATAGAACCCAATTCTTCATGCTCTTCATAATTATTTTCTCCCCTTGCTGTAATACGCTTTGACTGCCTCCACGATCTGCTCATCAGACAGCCGTAGAAGCTCACAGAGCCGCGCAAAACGGTCAAGCGGTATCTTATAGGGCTTTGCCATGTAATCGGCTGTGGTGCCTCGTGAGAGCCTCAAGAGCCTGTCAATCGTGGACGGCTTGAGGATCTCCGATTGCCCGAAGATCGCGGCGGATGCGTGCTGATCCGGGTTGTAAATGAGTGTTTGCTTTGGCATGTCTGTTCCCCTCTTGGTATCTTCTGAAGTTACTCAGTGGCAAAAAAAATTCCGACAGGATCAGAAATCTGAAGCTGGTCAATCATCACCTGGATTTCGTCGCTACCGAAAACGCCGTTCTTCATCTTCTCATAGAATGTTTTCGGCGTGATTCCGATCATAGCGGCAACTTCTTTCTGTGAAAGACCGCGTTCAGCAATAATCCCGCGGAGCTTGTCCGTCCTTATCACATAATCACCTCCCTTCCCTTGTGGCGAACGTAACTTATGAAGTTACTCCAATAATACAAACAATTACGTAACTTGTCAATATATATTTGGTTGAAAAAGTAACCTTTTTGTGTTATTTTTTAGTTGGGGAGAGAACATGGAGGACAGCATGACAAAGGGTGAAAGAATCAGGAAGCTACGCGAAAGCATCGGATTGAGTCAGGTTGACTTCGCCGACCGTATCGGCGTATCAAAGCAGACGCTGTACAAGTACGAAATGAATATCATTACGAACATCCCTTCCGACAAGATCGAAGCGATTGCAAAAGCCACTGGATCCACGCCGGCGGCCATTATGGGATGGGAAGAAAAGCCTGACTACTACATCGACCGCGAAGCCCGTGACCTTGCAGAGTTCCTGCACAGATCTCCGGAATACCGCGTTCTTTTCGATGCGTCCAGAAAAGTGAAGCCAGAAGACATAGCATTTGTAAAGCAGATGATAGACAGGATGACAAACAATGACTGATTGCAAAGTAGTTCTACAGGATCTTCCGACCACTATTCCCGGCTTTGTACGGGAGGTGGACGGCTTCGCCACAGTGGTTATCAATGCCAGGCTTGATCATACAACACAATGCAATACTTATAAGCACGAACTGAAGCACCTGAAAAACGATGATATGCACTCAGATCTGACGGCCGATCAGATAGAACAGGCGGCACACGAATGAAGATTGAAAAGCTCCCATCCGGCACATACCGCGCCCGCGTCTACATCGGCAAGCGTGACGGCCGGAGCGTTTATAAGAGCATAACGCATCAGGATCCGAAGCGGCTGCGCGTGATGGCTGCAGAGTATGCAGCGGACAACCACGACCCGGAAGACGCCCAGACGGTCGGCGGGATGATCAGCGCATACATAGACGCGAAGACGGCCATTCTCAGCCCCTCCACGGTTAAAGCCTATCAGGCGATGGCTAAAACGCTTAAAACGGCTTATTTCGGCTTCTGTGGCCTGTCAGCGGGCAACGTGCGAAAGAAAGACTATCAGGGCTTGGTGAATGCGCTCCACAGAGACGGCAAGAGCGCGAAGTACATTAAGAACCTTACAAGCCTGATTTCGGCGGCGCTTGCCTACTATGATTATCAGGTCCCGGCGGTCACGATCCCGACCATAGCGAAACCGCCGAAGGACCTGCCGGCAGACCGCGACATCCTGAACCTGATCATCTACACGGACACACACGGCCTGCAAGATCTCTGCCTTGCCGTCTGCCTCGCCCTCTTCTGCGGCCTGCGCCGGTCGGAGATCTGCGCTCTGGAAGCTTCGGACCTCTCCGGAGGGATGCTGACGATCAGCAAGGCGCTCGTGCTGGGTCCTGACCGGAAGTGGCATTTGAAGACCACGAAGACGGCGCAGTCCGTCCGTGTCATCCCGGTGCAGGATGACATACAGGACGCGATCCGGGCGCAAGGCTCCGGGCGGATCATCCCTTGCAATCCGGATGCCCTCCGGAACCGCTTTGAGCGGGCAATAAGCAATTCAGGCGTGACGCCGTTCACCTTCCATCAGCTCCGGCACAAGTTCGCCTCGGATCTCATGCTGCAGGGGATCCCGGACGTGTATATCGAATACCTGGGCGGATGGAAGCACGGCAGCCAGGTCCTGAAGCGGACATACCAGCAGGCAGAGAAGGACCGCGCGGCGGACATGCTCCGCTCCGTCTGGTGACGTGTCATCCTTTCATGTCATCCCCTGCCCCTCAGAACCGGTATTTTTTGCAGAAAATCGGTGCATATTTGCAGGTATTACCGGCAGGGCAAAAAGCCCGCAAAGCCGCATAAACAAAGAAAAAGCCGGGGAATCAGCGAAAACTGAAACCCCGGCGTTTACGTGGAGACGGTGGGAGTCGAACATATGACCCCATACCAGAAAAGTCTTTATTTATGCGCATCCGCGCGTTGTCATGTCATCCTTTTGTGTCATCCTCAGCGATTATTCAGCCACTTTTGCCACGCTTCGACCGCCGCTTTGTCCATCTTACTGGTCAGCGTAGACAGCCCCAGGAAGCGCCGCATAGCCTTGACGGTCTGCTTGCCGAAGTAGCCGTCCGGGTCAGCGCCGAAAAGGTTCTGCATAGCGCGGACCGTGTCAGATGGCTTGTAAGTCTTCGCCGCCCAGCTCCAACCGCTTGTGGCGTTCGGCAGGTACTGCCGGTTGCTCACTGGCTGATTGAGGATCTGCCCGGTCACGGGTACGCCCAGAACGGCCTGCGTCTTCGTGATGGTGTCTTTTCCGAACCATCCATCGACCTCGATGCCGGAGGCGGGCGTGTGCCCATTAAGCACGGCCTGCACGTCAGCCCTGAAGGTGTTCATGTTCTTTCCGAAGAGCGGGAACCAGTCCGCCGTGTCGCCGTGGTTGCTGGCATAGCCTAAAGCATGCGCCTCTTTGTGGTCAACGATGGAGCTGACCGGCAGCCGATAAGCGGAACACAGGACGGCGCAGTACTCCACGGCGGTCTTGTAGACTGCTTCGAAGTACTGGGCGTCATTTTTGGCGTCTTCGCAGCACTCGAACTGGATGTGATCGCGGTTATAACTGCCCTTAGAGCCTTTGCCGCATCCCCAAGGCGCGATGGTATAGGGCAGAGTCTGCACCACGCTGACCTTGCCGTCATAGATGCCGATGAAAGCATGGACGCACTTCTTGACGCCGGGGCGGTTCCAGCTCGACAGATAGCGCGATACGTTTTTATTGTTACAGCCTGTGTCATGCACTACGATGCCTTTCGGCGCCATGGTCTTCCCGGTGCGGTAGCAGTCGTTATTCGTCAACAGCTTTTTAATCACTTCCATTGTCTTCGACCTCCGGAAGCCCAGTCGCAAAGGACGTCAGCAAAGACAAGACCCCCGCAAGCGCGGAGGCCGATACTACTGCAATCCAGTCAACCTGTGAAATCAACGCCGCCGTCCCTATGGTGGCTATGGCGGTCTGTGCGATGGTACGCACTGCGCGGATGATGGCCGCGCGCCAGAATGATTTGATCATGGTATGCACCTCCTATCATTTCAAACTATATACCGGCACACAGCCCGTCACTGTCACCTTGAGCATATACGTCCCGTCTGCCGTCGGTGCGTCCGGGATGCCATACAAAAACGGGCGTAGTGCAGTCATTGTGTTATTTATGCGAGTAATACAGGTTATCATTTTCCGGGTCATACATAGTCGGTTCTTTGCCAGTAGATGCATAAAATGCGCTATTTACTCCGGCGCTATGTCCGGCTATGTTATAACCGATTTGGTAATAGTGAAAGCTGTCTTTCATCATACCCTTTGCCCTCATGGCGGCGAAATCGCAGGATACAAGCACAAGATTTTCGTTCGTCTTTGCTTCTTCCGTCTGCCAGTCGATGATGGCTTTATATCTTGCGGAAGTGCCGGAGTTATGATGCCCGATGCGGATCAGCAGAACCTTTTCCATTCCAAGAGAGATCAAACCGCTAAAAATCGACAGCGCTCTGGTCTTGTATTCCTCAAGCGTTTCCGTACCGCTTGCGATGTTGTCACCGTCAGATTCACCCTGACACCACGCGCAATACTGATGCCGGATTGAATATGCATTATCAGCGAGCCATGTCTGTGTCCTTCTTACACGAGCAGCAAGGTCGAGAAAATTGTTCCCCGTTTCCGGCTGCCATTCGATAGAGCTTGATCCGCCCTCAGATGCCGATACACACACTGACGGGACATTTCCGTTTGCGGCATAATAGGCATTCACAAAGGCCGGAACCATATCGCCTGTTTTGCGTGTGCCGTCATAAATACCGCTCTCATCATCTGCGACATTTTCTGCGTAACCGAATGGTTCCACTATCTGGTACAGCTTGGTCGGATCAGTAACAGATTTAAATTCGTAGCCCGCTCCGGGAATAACGTTCGGTGCGGTTTGTGGCCATTCTGTACTCGTTACGCCACGCCCAGCCATGTTAGACTGACCAGCGAACACAACTAAATCAACGAGCTTGTCCTTTTTGAGAGCTGACGAAACATAAATGGCAGGTGCGTTGTCATTGACCCGAAGCATTACCCTTACATAGCCATCGACTTCAGCTTTGACAGCGTTCGGGTTACTTGTAACCGGACTATAAGTAGTTGTCGATTTCCACGTTTTTTCGCTGTCATAAACAGCAACCTTTCTTGATTGCCCATCAATAGAGGTATTGAATATGTTTTTTCCATCCACAAAAATCTGATAGTAATCGCCTGCTTTTACGGGGATATACCCTGTTATCACATTGTTCACAGAATTTACGATGTTACCTGTATTGCCGCTGAATCCCTTCCCTGTCAGATAGTCAGTACCATAAATAGAATACAGGTTAGCACATTCTTCTGGCATTTGTTCAACAACCCGGTTCTCTAACTCTGTTAATCGATCGTCAGCGGATTCATCAAATGCCTCCAAACCATCAATCCTGCTTAAAACGGACGATTCCTCTGTGCAATCCCTCACATAAACAGAAAGCACAAGATTATCGCATGATACATCCCTACTTGCACGCACTACCAATGCCGCATTGCTATCCGTCCACTCTATAACTGTTTCTTCGCCAAGTGCTACCGTTGCTTTTCCAGTTATTGTTGAATCATATATACGGACATTAAATTCACCACCGTCTGGCACGGTTATACTACCTGACACTTTCACTGCGCCAATTATGTACTTGTGGCCGCTTTCAAGCGGAATCGTGGGCGTACCAATAACAGTTGCGACCGCAGTCCCTTTGTTGACATTTCCGCTGATTTTAAATAAATACGGGCCGGAACTACCGTATGTCCCATTTATATTAACGGTCATACCCGCGCGATATATCGCCGGATAGTTGCTCGTTGCCGCATATCCATTTTTAACGCCATCGTTATACTGTACATATTTTTCTGCGCTCTCCAGACCGCTTAAAGCGTAATTTAACTCAACAACTTCTGCCGCAATAGCGTCCCCTGTCGCCTTTGCGTCAGCGGCCTTTCCGGGAACCATGAGCGTTGTATCCGTACTGAACGTCGCCGCCGCTTCTTCTGCCGCTTCAGCCGCTTCGGTTGCAGTCTCTGCCGCCTGCGTTGCCGCTTCGGTCATCTCCGTGAAGTTTTTGATCTTGCTGTCCGATGCCGTTGTTTCTGCATCCAGCGCGGCGCGCTCTACGTCAAGGACGAAGTTTTTCGACCCCAGACGGTCGCCGTCATGGAACAGAACCACCTCAAACACATTCCGCCCGGCCGCGGCGGTCATCTGGACATCGCCGGCAATCGTGACAGTCTTCAGCTGATCGTCAAAAACCGCGTCTGCAGAATAGCCGTGCCCGTCCGTTTTGGTGCCCTGCACTTCGGCGGTCGTGCCGCTGTCCAGAATCCAGGTGCCATCAAAGTTGGTAAGCTCGAAGATGATTTCGAAGTCGCTGTCATACTGCGACAGCCGCAGGGTCTGCGGTATGCCGATAGGGCGCAGATCTAATGTCTGGTAAAGCTGAATCATTAGTGCAATCCTCCTGATAAAACATAGGTTACAAGCGCGGTGACTACCACCGTTATGACCGTCTTGACAATAGAGCGCCAATTCTCAGCAGGCTGTTCTTCGATCTTCTCAAGCCTTGCGCCGTGCTTTTCGACTTCCTTCTGCATTGACTCCACCGAAGCAGCGAGCTTTGTGGTCGCTTCGGCAAGCGTGTTGATTTTTTCAACAACGTTTTCCAGCTTGTCCAGCCGTTTGTTCTGCCGGGCATTTTCGTCATTGATCCGCCCGATCAGTACATCTATTTCGCCGCGTGTTATATCATCCATTAATCAGCGCCTCCAGTCTGGCAAGCCTTGCCTCTAAATCATCAATACGTTTCTGCTGTTGCTGTATGAGCGCAAGCATCCCGGGGACTATCCGCCGCTCATCCCATGATTCCACTTCACCATTTGCGTTATGGATCGCCGCCGCCGGGTAGATCTCCGCAACGTCCTCAGCGATAAAGCCGGGGAGCGTCTGCCCTTCCATGTCGGCGTACTGGAGCGGCAGGCCGTCATTGTAGCGGTACTGCTTCACAGGCAGGTCAAGCAGGCGGTTTGGATCAAGCGCTTTGTTGCTGATTAGCTTGATGTTCTTTTTGTAGCGCTTCGAAGAGATCGACTCAAAGGCAATCTGCCGGCTGTTCACGTACTGGCTGTTTGCGTTGATCCTGATATTTACGCCCGATGCAGCTTCAATATAGATTGACCCCTGATTCAGATTCATCGTAGGATAGTTTGACGATCCGGGCGGCGAATATGAAAAGTGGTTGACGCCAAATGCCAACGTAGCGTGATCCGGCGTCTCTCCGGGGAATTTGGCAATAATTCGCACCTGCTTGTATGTATCGGTTATGTCCATCTGTACCGCGCCTGTTGGCGCTCCGATGTCAGTGCCGCCATACCCCATAAAAAACCGCGGTTCGGCAGCATTCGGCGAATACATCTGAAGCAGAGAGCCGCCTGCAATGGTTCCAGATGACGAATCCGGAAGCAGTACTATTTCCGAATTGCCGTCTTTAATCTGCATTCCATAGCCGGTTGCCGTGCCCTGCACTGCGCTCGGGCTCAAGTATGTAACTAAAGCAATCCGCGCTAACAGCGTCCTCAGTGCATCAATCGTATAGGCAAGCGTCAGATGCCCGGTTATGTCGGCGCCGGTGTTATCCCATTCGCCGATAATATTGCCCGAAGCGTCTAACACCTGCAAAGTACCATTGCCGTTATTCTGACCACCTAAGACAAGCGTGCCGCCGTGGATGCGGTTAGCGGACATTGTGCCTGCCGTTATCCAGTCAGCCACGAACTGGCCGTCAAGCGTCCAGGCTGATGTATACGGACCGTCTACGCCCGAAGAGCTGAAGCCGATGCCGTTGACGTTGATCCGGAGCACATGGACTGCCGTGCTTATGTCGGCAGTGTCCATGATCAGGATTTCCTCAGGCTCTCCGCTTGCGTTCTGTTTAATGACGACATGACCACCTAACCCGCCGGTGATAAGCTCCGTGGCGTGATCAATGGCCGCCTGCATCATGGACGTTGTCGGCATCTGCGCAAGCTGCTGTTCTACGGGCTTGATTACGGTCTCGGCGAAGCTGCTTTTAGCATCGCCTAAAACGATTTTGCTGTAGCGATCGTTTAAAGCGTCCCACTCGACCCGGATGACCTTTGCGGTCGCCTGTACGCCTAAAGCGGTATAAATGACCGTCACGGTGTCGCAGAGCTGGACGCGCTCAAGGTTGGCGATGTACTTGTATTCTTCCGTTTGCCAAAGTGCGACAAAGTCAATCGCGATATTCTCCGAAGGCGTCCACGGCTGTTTGCTGGCAAGGTCTGACGCCGCTTTTGCTTCAAGCTGTGCCACCGTGGGCTGTGTCTGCGGAAAGTCCTGCGAATAGTCCACAGCGCGCGCGATGATCTCGGACGCGCCTGCCTGCGATACGATGCCGCCATAGACAACAGTGCCGTCCATAGACGCCCAGAAAGGCACGATGGCGTTATAGACGCTTAAAACACTGTAATCCTGCGTCAGATCAAGCAGGTTCTTTCCGTACCTGATCGTGACGCCGTTGTCCGTGCCGCGGTGGGCGTAGTTCTTGACGGTGAAGCGGTCGAACTCATATTCCCCGCCGAAGACGTCCAGGATAGACCCCTGCTGTCCTCCCAGGATCGCACGAACGGAGCGCGGCTCTATGATGTCAAGGTTGCCGGCCGTTGTGTTATCCGTCCAAAACGTAAACGGATTGGTGCTCATGCTCTTCGCAGAGATCTCTGAAAAGACCGCGCTGACGCTTGCGCCGTCTACGGGCTGACAGATGATGTCGCTCAGCCTATAGCTGATATGGTGCGCGTAGAAGGTCACAAGGCCGTTTATCGGCGCGGTGCGGGCGTAGATCTCGAACGGCTGGATGTCTTTCTGTTCGTCATGGGTGACGCAGATGATTCTGCCTTCCCGCAGGTCCGCATAATGAAGGCCGGTGATCGGGTAGACAAGCTCGACCTCAAAGACGCCGTTGCGCTCTTCAATCACGGTGCAGGATACGCAGTCAGGAAGCCGTCCCAGACCGTTATTCGTGAAAGCTGTTTCATTGTGTTCGTATAGGATCGGGATCATACGCGCCACCACCTCGGGGTGATTTCTACTTTTGTGATACTGCCTGAAGCGCTGATGTTCGTGCTGTCTTCGCTAAAGACCGGGAAATCATTAGCGCTGAAGGTCACTAAGCTGTTGGCATTATTGACGCCGTAGTAGCAGTCTGACACTTCGCTGTCTATGTCGATGTATGGATAGCTGTTTGACGCTATGGTGATTGTGTCGGATCCAACGCCCAGAGCACCGGAGCCATACACGCGGATCAGCGGTTTCGCCGCGAAGCCTGTCGGATTGTACAGCGTGCCGGCGCTTGTGATTTCCCACTTGTTTTCGCCGACCTTTAAAAAGCGCCGCGGGTCGCACTCAAAAGTAAGGTCGAACTCCGCCGCATCGTTACGGCTTCTCACGTTCGGGCTAAGATCCCCGCGATAGAAGGCGCGCCGGAACTCGTCCGGGTGGTAGGTGTCCTCTAATCGCTTATAGCCGATCCGCGAAAGCAGCATTGACTTCAGCGCCGCCATGTTTTCAGAAAAGTTGGCATAGATGAAAGCCGGGTAAGTAAGCTGGATATTAGAAAGCCGCGTGTTGGGTGCCAGCAAGTCACCATCACGCCCCGGAACGGCGATATTTTCGTATTCACGCCCCGGAGCATTGAAGGTTCCCTGTCCGCTGATGTACACGCCGAAGTCCCGGCTGTCGTTATAATCGAATACAAAGTAATTACGCATAAGCACGCGCCCTCTGTCTCTGCAGCTGCGTCATGCGGTCCTCGATCGCGTCCGTCAGCTGATTTATACTCATACCGTCACGGGCATAGACGTTAATGGTGACGTTGCCTGTCGAAGCCGCCGCAATATCACGCAGCAGCTGATCACGGCCGTAGACGATCTCACCGGAGCCGCTGCCATCGCCGAAGCCCTTGTTGCCGATGATGGTTGGACTGGTAAACAAGTACGGGTTGTTGTATGCCTTTTTGTACCAATCAACACGAAGCGTTGTCGGATCCGGGATCGTTCCAAGTACAGGTACCTCGATGTACCGCCCTACGTGGATGTGCGGAAGCTTCAGCTGCGGCAAGCTCCAGTTGAAATTGAAAAGGCCCTTGATTTTCTCAAGGACGCTTCTAACCACTTCTTTTGCTGCTTCCAGTTTGTCGCTGAAGGCGTTTTTGATGTCGGTGAGCTTTCCGTTGGTCAGCGTGTCGATGATGTCGAAGCCGGTCTGGTAATAGCTCTTGATACCTTCCCACGTTGCGGACACAATGCCCTTAATGCCGCCGCCTGCTTCGTCATAGGCCTGTTTGATGTTCTGGAGCTTCTGACCTACGTATGTTGTCACCTGATCGGTCAGGTTTGATATGGTGGTCTTCATCTCCGTCCATTTCTGCGTGACGGTGTTCTTAATTGCCGTGGTCTTATCCGTGACGTATGTTTTCAGGCTCTCCCAGGTATCCGTTACGAACTGCTTCATTAAGGTCACAGCCTCAACAACGCCCTCTTTTAGCTTGTTCCAGGACTCGGTGACGGACTGCCAAACATCAGCCGCAAACTGCTTGATTTCGCCCCAGTGCTTATACAGCGTCACGCCTATAGCGATAACAGCCCCGATGCCGGCGACAATCGCCGCCACCGTCAGCCCGACAGGATTCATCAGCAAGCCGACCGTACTAATCAGCCCGCCGATCCCGCTGACGATCTGCCCGATGATCATGATCACCGGAGCCAGAGCCGCCACGACGCCGACAATCTTCAAAATCGTTGCCTGCTGTTCGGGCGTCAGCTCACGCAGGCGGGCTGTGATGGTCTTTATGATCTCCCCAACGTCCTTCAGCACCGGCGTCAGCACCTGCGCAAGGTCCGCGCCGATCTCGGCCATGGTGCCGGTCATGTCGGCCTTCAACTTTTCGATGGTGTCGGAGGTTTCCGTCAGTGCGTTGACGGTGTCTTCCGACAGGATCAGCCCCGCGTCTGCGGCTTCCTGTCCGTAGGCCTTCAGAGCCGCGCCGCCATCGTCAATAATGCCGGCCAGTTCATCGGCGCCCTTGCCGAAAAGCTCCATCGCTATCTGGTCGCGTTCGGTCTCGTTTGAGATCTGCGACAGGGCGGCAAGCGAATCAAAGAAAACGTCGTTGGCGCTCCGCAGAGATCCGTCCGCGTTCGTGGTGGAGACCCCTAACTGCTGCAGCAGCTCGTTGTCTTCGGAGATCTTCGGTTTCAGCTTCCGAAGCGCTCCGGTCATGTCATCAAGCGACACGTCAACCAGTTCGGATGCGTACTGCATCTTCTGCAGTTCTTCCACCGTGAAGCCGGTCTGTTTCGCCGTGGTGGAAAGCTCGTCCGCGGCCTGTACAGATCCATATGCCATCTTGAGCATACCGGCACCCACGCCGGCAGCTGCAGCCGATACAGGCGCAAGCTTCTGGCCGACAGCGGTGATCTGATCGCCGACCGCCTTGACCTTTTCGCCTGCCGCCTGCAGAGCCTGCCCGGCCACAGAGCCAAATTCACGCATCTGGCCCTTGAAGTCTTTCAAGGCCTGTTCATCGGCGATGATCTGCCGCTCAAGCGCTTCAGTCTGCTTCTTGACCTCCGGCGTCTGGTCCGCTGCCTTGAGCTGCTGCAGGGCTTCTTTTTCCTTGTCAATCTTCTCTTTAGTCTTTTCAATCGACGTCTTGAGAAGATCCTGCTTCTGCTTCAACAGCGTGATGTTGCCCGGATCCATCTTCAAAAGCTTGTTGACGTCCCGAAGGTTGGTCTGTGTCTCTCTAAGGCTCTTGTCAACGCTCTTTAATTCTGTCTTCAAAGGCGTTGCATTGCCTTCGATTTGTATTGTTATTCCTTTTATCCGATCATTTGCCATTTTGGCACCTCAGAAACGGTCGAAGTCGTCTTGTGAAGCTAACTGTTGCCAGTTTTCGCCATCGTTGCCGCGCTCGATGAGCATGTCCTGTATATCGCCATACTCAAGCGCATTGAGATCCGACAGCGACAGCCCCAGCTCATAGCACCTAAGCAAATAAAGCCCGGTCGTGTACGGTCG